TGTTTTCGTTTTTCTTCCAATTGCTTTTTCATTTTTGCAACTTTGTCATTGACTGCGGATGATTGTTTCTTTATTTCTGCGACTGCAAGTTCTTTTTCTCTAATTCGCTTACTTTCTTCCTCTATTTTTTTCTTTTGATCATCTATCCCCTCTTCCATTTTTTCAGCGCCTTGTCGATCTTTTTGTTCTTTTCGTTTTCTCAATCTATTCATTGCGAGTTCCCTATCTTTTTGCCTATTTGAATTTACTGGTTTACGACCTCTATTTCGTGCAGATTCTTTTTCTTCTTTTTCTTCATTTCCCGCTTGATTTGTTTGATCTTCGTTGAATGAATTCAAGTTATCTTTCATTGATCTAGCAACGCGATTTTTATGAGTTTTCTTTCCTGTGTCAACTTGGTTTTTATGACGACCAACGACTTCATTGAGATCTCCCAATTCTTTTTCTTGAATTTTTCGCATGATTTCATTTTGATCTTTTCCTTTATATTTGGTTTTCTTGGTTTGTTCTGGTGTTGGATCCCATGGGCACCATTTTCCTATTTCAGCCACACCAACATCGAAATATTTATCTTGATCACGGAATTTTTTTGCGACTTTATCAGCTTCTTCAAATGTACTATGCACACTTCTGACTTTTATGCCTCTGGTTTTGCAATTCATAATCCCTTCGGGAGAAATAAATGATATGCAATAAAATCGTTGACTTGGAATTACTTTATCTTCGTCAAGTGTGTCAATTTTAGTATATTTAAAAGTAGCGTCTTTTTCAGGTTTATTAACAACTGTATCATCTTGATAGTCAAACTCAAGAGGTTCTATATCATCATTAACGCATAGTTGTTCTACATCTTTGGTATTATTTTCCGAATTAACTGACTCTGTATCTTCTACAGTTTCAACTTCAACGGTTGATGCAAATTCTCGATTTACAGGTTCTGTATTTTCTACTGGATCTTCTGTATTATTCATTGTTGTATCTGATGAAACATTATTACTCATTTCTTTAACTATATATTTATCATATATACTAATTAAGCACAAATATACGCACATTAACAAAAGTTTAGAGTTAATAACAAATTATATCATTTTTTATATTTTTGTAACCAGATACCTTACATAATTTAATAATTAAAAATTTATGATTTATGATTTATGATTTATGAAATATTTCCCTGGATACACCCTTGTAAATTTTAATGAAAATAAAGAAAAATTTTCAATAATATATTAATTTATTTATCTGGAATGGGCAATATTAGTGATATTTATTAAGAAATATAACATTAAATAATTTAATCATAATCAACCACCGGATAATAACTATCTAAAATAAGATATACAATTCCAATGATTGCAATAATTTTATAAATTTCATTTTTATTTAATTTATTTGATGGGATTTTAGTTAATGCTAAATAAGACGAAACTATAATTGCAAATAATTTTAATATTTTTCGTAGTTGAGTGCTGTGATTCTCTAACATGTAATAATATACCGATAGAAAATGATAAATTTATAGCATAACTAAAACGATGAATAAAAACGCCAATTAAGATCTTTACATATCTTAGACCAAATTGCATCCTGTTCTCTAAGTTTTTCTTTACTTTTAAGTAACCCAAAATATTTTGAGTGCTCATGCATATCAAGAATTTTAAATATTTTATTTAATACGTATGAGTAACTCAAAAAATTTGAGCGATGCGTTGGACAATGACGGTTAAATGGTTCCTGCATGATTTGAAACATATTGATAATAGTTTCTTCTATTTCGCTGGGTAACGTTATTGGTTTATTTCCAGAAACTTTACAATATATTTGTTGCAAATGTTCATACCAGGCAGTTAGTTTATGTTTTTTCAATATAAGTCTAACAGTCGGGGGAGCACATCGTAACGGATCAATACCTCTTTTTCTGAGATCTAACCTTACGATAGAACATATTTCTTCTGGGACATCTGCACTTTCTTTCGATTGGAATTGATTGAGCTTTTCTTTAAGATGATTAATTTTTTTGTATGGATATTTTTGCTTTTCATTTGCAAGTTCTTTATGGCTGGGAATTTCGCTTTCCATAATAACATTTTCTGTATGTCCACACTCTTTACAAACAAAACATCCTTCGGATTGTAAAGAGACTTTTTCTATTTTTTGACCTTTTAATTCTAAACATTCTGGACAGTAAATAACTTTTTCTGCTTTAATTTTTCCGCATGCATAGGCTTTGTTTGTTAGCATTAAATATTTATGCTGCAAAGTAGCTCTATTTAAAATCATGTCTTCACCACCTTCTTGCTGATTTATTCCGGATGATTCCAATGTTTGTGGCTGTGTTTCGATAAAGTTAAATATTGATTTTACGGATGTTGTGGGTTGAATAATTCTACGTTTTTTTACTGGGCGTTTAATTTTCCTGCTTTGTTTACTAATATCATGTAATTGTTGCAATTTGTCTGATTTTGATGGAGCTGACTCAATAAAAAATTCAGTACTTTCATCAATTTGATCATCATAAGCAGATTCTTCATCGTCATTAAACGATACATGTTTAGTAGCAGTGTTCAACGAGTTAGAACTATTAACATCAACAACAGGAGGCGGACTGGTAAATTCTAAATGTTCTGAATCTTCAACAGATCCATAATAAATGCCGGAAGTAATATTATAATAATTAACCAATAAATCTCCAGCTTTACTAACATATTCAAGATATCGAGAATTGTTATCGCATTGAGAGATTTCAAGTTCTAAATTATTAATAACGTTCATAATTTTGGACCGTTCGTGAATATCTAACTCGTTGTTAAATTTTAGCTGATAATTTAGATTGTCTAATTTTTGTTTTTTTTCTGGCAACGATTGAACATTTTGATCTAATTCAGACAAAAAATTTTTGTGCAGTTCGTTTAAGGTTGTCGCATCTGAGCGATATTTTAGTTTCGTTGGTTTGTGTTTGAAGGATGACATGTGTTATATATTATTTTGTTATATTGAAAAGATCTTTAAGTAATATTTTGAAAAACCAACATTTTAAACTAAATAAACGTGTTTTAAACAAAAAAATATTTTATATTAAGCCGGATGTGTCGGCATCAAGCAATATTGAACAATTATATATGATAACAAATTTGAAACAGAATGCAATATGTTTTTACGCACTTAAAAAAATACAAAAAAATAAGATATTTGACTGTAAAAAGTATTACAAGATATCAATATATGAAAATTGCATGTAAAGAATAAATATGGCATCTATATAGAAAATTAACTCTCACGATAAAATCGCAACAAAAAAAAATTTTTTTATTACATTAGAATATACTAATAATATGGGAGGTGGACTTATGCAACTCGTAGCCTACGGTGCTCAAGACGTATACCTTACAGGTAGCGCTCAAATTACTCTATTTAAAGTCGTTTACAGACGTCACACTAATTTTTCAGCTGAACACATGGAAATTCCAATTGAAACAGCTAAACCAGGTGGACGTGTTTCTGTACAAGTGCAAAGAAATGCCGACTTGATGGCAAAGACATGCCACAGAACAACAACCCCAGATTTGGTTCCAACCAACTCCGGATTCAACGGAAAGGTTGCTTGGGTCAGAAGACTTGGTCACGCTTTGATCAAATCTGCCGAAGTACAAATCGGAGGTTCCGCCATTGACAAACACTTCGGTGTATGGCTTGATATCTGGTATGAATTGACTCACTCTGTCAACCATGAACGTGGTTACAACGAGTTGATCGGTGACGTACCAGCTTTGACTACTCTAACTGCTGCAAGCAGCGGTATTACTGGTGGAAGAAACGTATACACACCATTCCAATTCTGGTTTTGCAGAAACTATGGTTTGGCTCTTCCATTGATTGCCCTTCAATACCACGATGTGAGAATCAACATCGAATACGAAGCCATCGGAAACTTGGTTGTTTACACCAAGGGAACCGGAGAAGCTGCCCCAAAATTCAGCAACTTGACATTTGGAAGCTCTGGTGTTCTTGTTGAATACATCTATCTTGATTCTGAAGAAAGAAGAAGATTTGCCCAAGTTGGACACGAATACTTGATTGAACAACTTCAATTGTACGAAACCAACTTGCAAAGCGGATCTACTTCCCAACAATTTACATTGAGTTTCAACCACCCATGTAAGGAAGTTGTTTGGGCTCATCGTTGCGGTAACTTCAACGGAGCCAACGGAAGCTCTTTCTTGGGATACTCTCACACTGATAGCTGGGCTGCTGCTCTTCAATCTGCTGCTGAAAGTTTGGCAAGAAGCATGATCGTAATTGACGGAGAAAGTGCCCCATCTGGAGCAACAACCGCAACTGTATCTGCCACCACAACTGATGCAGTTTTCTCCAACACTGCTGCTGTATCTGGAACAACTTTGAGATTTACATCTGTTGATGCTCCATCTGCTGCTGCTGATATTACATTGATCACCAATGCTCTTATGGCAGGATCAGTTAACTTGTGCTCCAAATTGGGAACTGTTTCA